CCCTAGCCTACGGTTCTTGGCTCTAACAAGACCTATCTTTGGGTAAGGAAGCTCTGCTTTTAAAGTACCACAGAGTAGGAACATGACTGATAGTCTAACAACATTAGTAAGTTCTTGTAGACTTTCTATTCTTCCAAAGTTTAAAGAACCTAAGTTACATACATCACTGTCGTCTTCACTTGTTACTTCAGTACAAGCATTTCTTAGTGTCTCTTTCTCTTTATCAAAGAAATTAAAAGAAAATCCTGGCTCTCCTTGTTGCATTGCTCGTCTAACATTAGCCTTGAACACCTCACCTGGGTCACCTGTCTCATAGTATTTTAACAACCATTCTGTGTCGTAGTTGACAGATACGTTAGTCATGTCAAGAGGTGCAGGAAAATTAAAGTCTTCTTGTTTAATGTCCCATAAAGTTTTACCTGTACTACCTACTGGCATGGAAGCCCAATCCTTTGCTTGTAAGAATTGTTTTATGTCACCGTGCTGCCAATTAAGACTTGCATAGATAGCTGACCTTCTGCTGCCACCTTGCATTACTCTCCTGCCAATCTCATTAATCATATTCATCTTAGGTATAGGACCAGATGCTTGACCACCTGTTCGTTTGATAAGAGAACCTTCAGGTCTATAGACACTGTAGTCTATACCAATACCACCACCAGTCATCAGACAAGACTCAGACTTCCACGATAGGTTAGCCCAATCTTCTCTTGTATCTTCCTCTGCTTTTAAAAGGTAGCAATTGTTGAAGAACTTGTTGTCCCTACCTGCGTAGTAAAGGTAACGTCCACCTGGAATAAACTTTAGATCCCTAATATATTCTTCCAGTTGGTCTTTGTCTTCTTGAGAAAAAGCATTACCTGCCACTGAACACACATCATTAACAACAGTACCAGCCAACTCTGTCCAAGTTTCTGCTCCTTGATGTTTATACTTTTGATTAAAGATTTTTTCAGACCATTCTGATCTAAACATAGGGTTTAAGTTAGACTTGTAGCTCATTATCTGTTGTCTCCTGATCCTTGTATTTTGTTTCTTACTGTACGGCTAGACAGTTTGTCTACGTTCATCTGAGCTATCTCTGACATGTTATAGTCAAGATGTGTAGCCATTAGAGAGATGTACCACAAACAATCACCTAATTCTTTAGCCAATTCTTTACGGTCAAACACACCATCCCTAATTTTTTTCTTAATTTTATCTGCCACTTCACCAGCTTCCGAAGTTAAACCAAGGGCAAGGTATGCTGCTTCATTTTCTTTAGGGTACTGAGCAAAAGTTCCTGCCTTAGTCTGGTAGTCATCGAAACTTTCTATCCTGTCTAAGTCTTCCCACTCAGGGAATTTCTTCATGTCTATCTCTGTCATCATGCCTCTAGTTCCTTCCACTGTTCCATCTCTACGTCTGTGTTAAAGTAATCGTTTAAGTTTATAAGTTTCTCGTCTATTAAAAACCTAATGATAAACTCAGGAGTTATATCGTTTTGTTCTAGTAAAAGTTCAAGACCGTAGTTCTCTACTAAAGCTTCTAGTTTACTGTTGAAATCGAACATGGTGACTCCTCTTCATACAAACCTACCTCTGTTTCTATAGGTTCTATCTGGCTATTAAGAAGATTTATATCTTTATAAGCTTCTTTCAATGTTTTGTATTCTAATTCTTCTTCGTGTATTTCACCATCAGGTTCTTCTATCAGACATATATTATACCACATGCCTTGGTCAGTTTCAACTGGACCCATAGCCACCCTATGTATTTTTATTTTTTTCGTTTTGAAAGTCACTTACTAACTCCATAAATATATTAAAATCTAGTATTGCTAAGGGTTTCTTTCTGTTCTCTTTTATTACAACAAGAGGAGCAGCACCCTTCGGACAATTAGATTGTGCTTGTTCCATGTGACGATACACCGCAACACTAGCTAGAGACTTACACTCTACACTAAAAGGAAAATATTTCCTAGCTTTTTTTGAAAGCTTTATGTCTTCACCTGTCTCACCCATGATAGCTGATCTAATGTCAGTGTTAGATTCGAAGTGAGGAAAGACATCTAAGATTTTATCTCTGACCTGGTTTTGTAGTATCCTACCTTTAGCCTTTGAACTACTAGGTTTCATTAGTGTACTCAAATACCCTTGGCTCATTGACTACATCAACAAGGTACAGTGGACCATTACTATATATAAAAGTTCTAGCTTCAGGCCAACATGTCTTACGAAAATCACAGTAGCTGCAGTCGATAGCTAACTTAGTATTCTCTGAGGTTTTACTCTGGGGTACTGGTGGTATCCGTTCCTCTGGCATAGGGCCAGCAACCATGTCCTTTGTAGCTTGTATTTCTTTTTCTTTATTGTCCATCTCACCTGTAAAATCGTACATGTCCAGACATATGTTACCATTAACTTTGTCTATGACTAGGAAACCACCCTTGTTTTTTTCTGTAACAAGAGGATCATCTTTACCTGCATAAACGTAAGAAGATAACTGAGAGATGTAACCAAAAGGATCTTCACTTCTTAAGTTACCCTCTTTAAATTTTTTGAAAGCAAAAGGGGATGCACTCTTAACATCAATCGTGACACCGTCTATGACTGCATCCCTATGCCCTTTGATACCGTGTACTTCTAACCTAGACTGTTGGCCAGTTACAGTATGACCTGCTGCACTAACAAGAGCTAGTGCCACCTCTTCTAGTAAGTCTCCATAGAAGAACTTAAACAAGGTGTTAGGTCTTAACTTTTCTGCTTTCTCTGTCTGATTAATCTTGTACCAAAGTTTTCTCTTGCATGAAGTACCTATAGATGAGAGGGACAGATAGCTTCTTGGTTTTTGTGGTTCAGAAAATCTTTGGTTGGATAGGAGAGCTATGTTTTTACCCATAGCACTACCTATATGTCCGTCCCAATTACCTTCACCAGATACGACTGCTTCCATATCAGCTACCAATGTTTTTATATCTTTACTCATTTATCTGTCCCTCTCTATTTTATACTACCAAGTAGGTGCTGAATCAACAAAAGGTACATGCTTAAGTATAGCTACAGCATCTAACCTAATTGAAGGAGACCAACCTGGTTTACCTGAGTCATGTATAGTAACCTTTACCTTAGCCTTAGTGCCATTACCTAATGCACCATCGACATCAAAGTCCCAGTCCTTAGAAGTTTCACCTTGAGTAAAGTCATACACTGGTGGAGCACCACCAAAGTCTTCTACATTAGGGTGGACGTTAGGTCTCTTAAGTTTAATACCTTTCCTTCCACCAGCTACATCATATGGCCTAACCATTTGAGTACCTAGTACTTCTTTTGGGAAGCCTGCGTTTAGAAATTTATCAAGCTCCTCATCTGAGTCAGGTACAAAGATAGTGTTGTAACTACCTTGTGTTTTTTCATGGTACTCTGGGTTCTTGTCCATGTTCTGAGGGAAAACTTTTGCATAGAAAAGTTCACCTGATGCGGTAACGTATTGTGTGCTTTTAGCCATGGGATACTCCTTTGTTGGCTGTTTAGAAATTGTAGTTTAATTCATTTGTTAGTGTGTGTCAAGCCAAGACTTGCCTATACTTGTAGACCCTGCTAAGGGGCAGCTCAAGCCTAACTCCACACCCACACTCTCGATAGACTTCCTTTGTATAGCACCTAATCTTTCTGCACTATCCCTTGAGCCTATCACCTCTGTCTGCCACTCATCGTGAGGCCATGTGACTAGCTTGAAAGCTATACCTTCCTTATTACCCCAGTTAATCCACTTCCTAGTAGCATGTTTCATTATGGTACTCTCTCCATTCTGCAGCATACCTGCTAAGGTCTTGTGTTCAGATGGAACCTTAACCTTTCTATCATCATAGCCTCTGAAGTAACCGTTGCTTGCTATCTGTGGTACTACCTTCTTCTTCAACCTAGATAAACCACTGATACTTTCCATAAAGTTATTCACTGCCTGCTTGGCTTGCTTGTGGTTTGTCTTGAGTATCTGACTTACCTTAGCCGTACCTGCACCCAGTAGGAAAGCATAGATGAACGTCTTAGCCATGTCCCTTGTGATATGAGGCAGACCTAAAGCCTTACGGTTTACGTTATGTATGTCAGTCTCATCCTCTTTCTTACCACTAAGGATAGCATCTATATACTCTTGAGACCCCATTAGATCTGCTAATATTCTAAGTTGAATACCGTCTGCATCTGTACCTACAAGAAAGTTACCTTCACCTACACACCATAGCTCTCTAAAAGCTCCGTCATAGGTGTGCTTCACCTTCTCTACGGCTGTAGTAGGAGTGCCATGAAAGGCTGAAGGTATGTTAGCTTGGTTAGGTGCAGAATGTGACAGCCTACCTGTCCATGCACCAATGTGATTGAAAGATCCATGTATCCTACCATCCTCTTTCACACAACCTAACCACTCTGTAAGAGAACTTCTCCTACCTTCTAAGGTGAGCCACTCAGCTAAAGCCAAGCCACCTGACGGTGCATCTGAAGGTAGAGTATTAAGGTTAGTCTCGTTACACATCCACCCATAGTACTCAAATTTCTTACCTCTTACTGGGTCTTTGTCTTCCTCTCTTGCAAAAAGAATGTGTCCCTTTGTTTTATCTATAGGGTTCCAACCTGCTTCCCATAGTCTTTCTATCCTTTGCTTAGTAGAACCTGGATTAAAACTAACATAGTCAAGACAGACAAGGTCATCACCATCCATTTTTGTATGCTCATAGAGAGACAAGGCATCTGTTACATTCTTAAAGAGAGCACCATCACCTCTGACTTTATACTTTATTCTTTTAACCTCACTAAGTTTAGGTGGGAAGTCTACTTGAAATTGATTCTCTAGCTCATCCATCCTGACAAGCACACCACCTAAGTATTCTTCTGCCTTGTCCTCATCAAACTTGAAGCCATTCTTTTTCATCTGTTGACATATGATTTGTATATCATGCTCCAACCTCAAAGACTTAGCCCACTTCACATCAAAAATAATTTTCTTAAATTTTATGAAGAGCTTGTGAGTTACCTCAACATCATTCAATCCATACTCAAGCATCTCTTGTGTCAGACCACCAGCAAAATCTTTAAACTTACCCTTATACAGACCCAATCTCTTTCCCCAAGCATCCAGACTATGACCCTCTGGTATAGAGTAGTAGTGTAGGCGTGAGATTACTAACGTATCCATAACTTTACTAGGTTCTATGGTAAACCCCAGTAAAGAATTGATAACAGGTACATCGTAGCCAATACCATTGTGGAATACAAACTTATCAACCCCAACACAGTAACTTTTAAATCTTGCAGCCTCATCTTTATCTTCTGTCAAGTTCTTGAACACCATTATCTTATTAGTTGTGACATTTTTACAACATATAAGCCAGATATGTTTAGGGTCTAATGACTCTGTCTCTATATCCATCACTTCAATTCTCATTGGAACCTCTCAAACTTCTCTTTAAGTGTGAAACTATCTGAATCAAAAGAGAGTAAGCCTGCATGTCCTGTTGTGCCTGCTGGTCTGTTCTTTACTACTAATAACCTAGTTGTATTCCTATCCTCATCATCAGATGACATCTTATCTCTCTGTAATTTGACTACAACACTGGCTCTCTTGCCTATGGTACGGCAATCTCTTATCTGTCCGTCATCATTCTCGTGTGCAATGGTAACGATACCAACATTTAATTCTGCTGACATCCTAGATAGCTGAACCGATAGGGCAGACAGCCACTTCTCTATGCTCTCATCTGTCTGTCTTGAGTAAGCTAGATCTTGGATGGGTTCAAAGAATACATACTTAACACCACATGCTTGACTAAAGTATCTGATCCTATTCATAATCTCCATCGGGTCTTCATCAACAGAGATAGTAAATTGGTAGAGGTTTTCCTTTTTAGTAAGGTCAACAACAGCCTGCTCCACCTCTTGCTGCATGTCTGCCTCTTCAATCAAGTCCTTACGAGTTAAGTTCTTGCCTAACTTATAAGACACAAGGCCAAGGATACCTCTCTTCTTTGTCTCCTCTAGGTGACAGATAGCAATAGGTGTATCGGGATACTTAGACAACATGTGATACTCTAAGTACCTCATAAATTCTGTCTTACCTATACCTTCTGGTGCTTGGAATACTGTGAGGTGTCCTTGCATCAAGCCTAAAGCAACCTCATCGAAAGCAGCAATGCCTGTAGGTACAAACTTAGCATCATCTTCAGCACTTAAGATACCTAAGAATTGTTGTGTTGTGTTCCATACATTCTGAGGTGTGTACTTCTGTGCGTTCCAAAATGCACTAGTATATGAAGCTGATGCACCTGCCTGAAGGAACTCATTGGCATCCTTGTACTTGTCGTGCATAATTCTGTATACTTTGTTAGGGAATAGAGAGGCAATCTTATTGGCTACCCCATTGCCTGCATCATCAGTGTCAACTGATAGTATAATTTTACTGAATGAATCCAACCAATCCTTAGCCTTACCCTGCCATAGTTTCTTTGAGGGTGAAGCAGAAGGGATTGATACTACTGGAAATTTTCCAGACAACATTTGATAACAGGACAAAGCATCAACCTCACCCTCTGTTATTATCACACTGCGACTAGACCCAGAGTTAAACTTATCCATACCAAACAACTCATCAGTCTTAAAGCCTGGCTCAGTATGGAAAGCTTTGGGTACTTGCCTTATCTTCCTACCACCAGAGGGATAGATGTATGCTTGCTTGACAACTTCACCACCCTTATTGACATAGGTCTGGACGTTATAAAACTTTAGTGTTGTCTCTTTGATACCTCTATAAGCTTTTGTCTGAGCTACTAAGAGTTCTTGTACTGCTGCCATCTTGTTTTCTCTTTCCTTTAATGGGTACTTCTCTTCAGCCCAATCAAATAA